TTCATCTGTGGTGCGTTCGGAATGTGACTCCCCGCCCACACTAATCTTGGAAACATCATTTTTATTACCTCCGAAATTTACTGTTGCATTATTTAACATTTCACGAATAATGCCTGCAACTTCTGCTTGAAGTGAAGACATAATTGCTTGTCTCATAGAATCTTCAAATGTGCTTCCAACATATGCATCATTGATTCTAATTTCTCGAATTAGTTGGAAGCGTTCACTTAATTTCATTTCAGAGTAGAGGCTATGAGATAGTGCTTCAATTGTTTGTTTTAAGTTTGAAATTTCATTAAACGTCCAATCTTTCGCTAATACTTTAGATTCAATCAAATTCTTAATCATCATAACCACGAATCCGTTTGAGCCGCATCACAGATACCAAAGAAGGAACAATGACTACACGTCTTAAAATAAAACTTAGGTGCAAAAATACCCTGCTCATATGCGTGAAGAAGTTTGGCAATACCATCTGTAACAGAAGTCATAGACCGTTTCTTTGCTTCTTCAACATACATGTAATTTGATACAGGGTAATACCAACCCCAATGAGTCACTTTCATATCTTTAGTTAATCCATTCTTAATAAGAACTTCCTCGGGAGCAGATTCAATCATCAACTGATAAAAAGCCATTTCTTTTCTCATCATTGTTGTTTTATAGTCCTTCCAAGGCCCTGTCTTCAACTCCAATGGGATTAGAGAATTACCTTCTCTAAATACTCGGTCAATGATTCCTTGAAGGTGAATCTTATAATCACGCTGAAGTGTGAACTTCTTGCTTTGATTTGCCCGAAAAGTGATTTCTGCATCAAATAAACCTTCGTTAACTACNGGCAAATACTCATCTAACTTATCTTCTTCTTTTGCTTCAATAAATCTTTCTGCTTCAGTTGATGCGATAGTCAAATAAATGTCTAAATAGTCATCAATGGGGAAAAGACTTTGGCAGTAGTCCAAAAGTTCTGTGTTATTCATTGTTTCCGCCTTAGTAATATCAAAATCATTAAAGAAATCCTCTCTTGCATTGTGGACTACCGTTCCTTTTAACATTGCTTCAGTTTGGTCTTGGGGAAGACGCTGAACATAACTGAAATCATACTTCTTAGGACACCAATCATGCGTCCCAAGTGAAGATTTGGTAATCTTCAGGATTGGTTTAGACGGGTCTTCTGCATTTTCAGGGTTCCATTGATAGGTGTATTCATCCATCGAGTTGATTACTGCTTTATATTTTTCGTTTTGTTCCATATTTACCACCATTCTTCTAATTTTAGTTGGATTCTGTTTGTTCTGATGCTAGAAGTTTCCCAACCCATAGCACGATAGATAGGTTCTGCCTTTTTAATGACCTGTTCTGCATAATGCTCATAATCAGGAGTCCAATTATCGAATTCATCATAAGATGATGCAGAAATATAGTCAACTTGCCTTTGTTCTTTAGTGAGAGGATGAGTAAAGGTCTTTCCGGGTGCGTCAACTCTTAGATAGAGGTAAGAATCTTCGAATTTTGTCCCTAGATGCTCCCAAGCATAGAGAACTCCCGCAATTCCTGAAGAAATTGAAGGTCGCTTATACTGAAGCGTCACAAAATCCTTTGAATCCTTCCCGCAACGGTCACACCACTTCATGCGAATCGCTGAACGCATTTCATGGTGTCGCTTGCATTCGGGACACTTCAGCATAAAGCGGTCCTCCCTCAAACGACTACGTTTTACGATTGAACGCATAGGAACTTCGCCATTTCTTACGGAGGAGTAAGTTTCATACAGGTAATTGTTGATTTCCCCCTGAGTTTTTTGTTCAACCCACATTTTAAGCACTTTTGTTTGCACTTCCTTAGCAAGTTTAGTTTCACTTACTCGTTTTGCAGTAAAACCCGTCATGGTGAATTTGGGCTTATCTAGATGAACACCATCTTCCCATGTAATCATTCCTGCGTTTCTGTTTTTCGTAATACCGACACCCAATGCTGAATAATACTTTTCAAACTCCAATGCAACGGGATGTTCTTCAAGTCCGAGAACATTCGGGAACTTCTTCCTGACGACATTTTCAATCTTCTTTACGGTTTCTAAGGCTTGGTCTATATCATCAATCTGGACATAGATTGAATCTGTGTGACCATAAACTACCTTCATTCTTCTTCACCACACCAATCGCAAGTAAATGTTTCTTCACAAGATACGCACATATAGTCCACACCATCTGTAGTCCACATTGATTCACCGCAACAACGACAAATGCTATCAGGTAGGTTATCAACTAACCTTTCTAATCTTTTGAGTCTCTCCATCATAGCCAAAATAGCACTATTTGATGGGTTCACTTCCACCACCCCTTTTCTGAGTAGTGTATAAATTTCATAGCGGGTGCTTCATGCAATTGTTGCATTTCTGTTACTGCACTACGCAAGGCCATTACTTCTTTCACAATAGCAAAGAGTTCTTCTCTTTCATCTTCAAGATGATTAATCCTCTGCGTTAGTTGTTCAATCTTGTCTTCTAATAAATTAAGTCTGCTTTTGTTATCTAGTTTCATCAAATTCGCCTCCATGTTTGTTTTCCAATACGAATTACTTTTGGACTTGCCTTTAATCGAAGTCCAATAGAGTTGTTACAGGGTGTATATTTACCCATACTATCGTATGCTCTTCCTTTGAAATCTCTTGTGAAAAATGTCTCACCTGAGTTATAAGAGTCAATTACTTCTTCAATTCTTTGTTTAATTGGTTTTACCATTTATTTCATCTCCTTTGCTACAAATGCTGCTTCACGAATTGCTTCTCTTGCTGAAGCAGTAATAGAAGCGGCTAATTCTACATCTGCCCAACCAAAACCTTGGAAGGCAACAATGCCGTAAAAAGAAGCCATTAATCGCTTTACAGCCATTTGATTGTTATACCACTTCGTATAATCTTCGTCATTCCCTTCTTCACGGGCCTCACGCATCCGTCGCTTATATTCATTTCGTAGGTTCTTAAGCGTAAGGACAGATTGAGGCAATAGGCCGAGTTTATCAGTTTTATAAAACCTATAGTTTGATTCAGACATTTCTGAGAAATCTCTAGGAGTAAGTAAATCAACTGCAAATTCAGTAGGTTCTACTGACTTAGTTTCCCAAGAAATGTTTCTTGCAATCATCATTGATGGATATAGACCTGCGAAGTCAAATGCTGCTACATTTAGATGAAGACCATTTGTTCCTTCAGAAGTCGGGTCATAAATCATAGCACCTTCGTATTGTTCACGTTCTTCGGGCTTTAGGCCTGTTGGTGCTTTCCACCAAGCATTACGCATAAAGTAAATTGAACCCATGTGTGATGCATAAAAACAAGCATCAAAGGGAGCAACTAGAAGTCTTTGAAGAGAAATAATAGCCTCACTAGTAAAGTTAGTTTCATCAATTTTTCTAAGGATTTCAACGTCAACTAAAGCATATTGCAGATAATGGTATGTATCTTCAAGCCACCCACGATTATAGAAATCGTCACCTTCAAACTTAGATTCCCAAGATTTGCCTTCTCCAAACAAAGTGTTAGAAACATAATCTAATGAGAGAGAAGGCAGCGTCCCTCGCTGAGAATCGTTCCATTGTCGCTCAAAAGCAAGGTCTAAGTTAAGGGTTATGCGGCCCTTGATGGGCTGAGAAATCGGTGAGAAGCCATTGTCTCCCTTAATGTAAGTGAAGCCATCCTTAGTCTTCTTAATGCCATCAACGGCGAAGACAGGACTTAGAAGGTTAGGGTTCAACCCATTTGCACACATACGCTTCAGCAATACCGGCAAATCGAACTTTAGACCAAACCAAGCAATAAGCATATCAGGGTCTTGAGTATTCAATTCATTAACAAAACTTTCAATCATCTCTTTCTCCGAAGAGAAGATTCTCATGTCGTTTCCGTAGCCTTCAATTTCAGGGTTTGCTGAAAATTTAGGAGGGTGTTCGGGGAACCAAGTCCAAAGATAAAACGTTTCACTAAAGTTATCATAGAGACTAATCGCAGTAATTGCATCCTTGTATTTTCCACTAGGCATCCATTCCATATCCCAATACCACTTTCGCAGTTTATATTCTGGGAGTTCGGTTAGTTCATCAACACAATAACGGAAATGAAAAGGAACATCTGCTTCCCAAGTCTCAGAGAAACGCTTCTTTGCTTCTCTAATATCTTCAGATTTATCAACAAATACCTTCTTTAGAGGAAGACCGTCCAAAGTTACTGCATCAGTTTCTTTATATTTAAATCGCCTTTCGGTATATGCTGAAGGCTTATACTCAGCGATTTCGGGATGGTCCTTACGGATATAGAAATAAGGATTAAACTCCACAACTTCAGTTTTCTTTTCTCCATTCTCTCTCCATGATTTAAAAATATGCCTTCCTGTATTTAGTTTGCTAATAATCATTCATACGCCTCCGACATAGGGAGCCTTAACTAACCTCCTATCGTCAGAAATGATAACAATAGGTGCATCATCTAAAACATAAAAGGTTAGAACTTGGTCTTTTTTGAAGAATTTGTGAAGCGGACCAGAAAATTCAACGGTTGCTTCATCACCAACACGAAGCATTGGTGTAATTTCCTCAGTATAATTGTTGTTGATTCCATCTTCGCTAGAAAAGGTTAGTGTATCTTTCTTTGCGTCAATTTTATATACACCCGATTTAACAAGTTCGCAACCAGAAATAACATCTGAAAGAGTTTCATTAGAAATAATGAATGCTCCTTCAAACTTTGCTTTGCCCATAGTTGGAATATTTTCAGGGTCTAAAACAGTTGGCATTTCAGACAGTCTAGGACCAAGACGGGTAATTACTTGAATATTAGACCATTCAACTACTCTTGGAATAGAAGCCTTACGAGTCCCCGATGAAAGGGTCATAAAGTCACCTGTTTCAACAGTTACTTCTTCCCCAAACTTCTTCAAATAAGGTAAGATAGACGAAGACCTGCAAATAAAGCCTCCCTCTTCTTCTATCTCAACATCAAGAACGATGTTCACAACGAAGGTATTATTACCTGACCAAAGTTGCAATTGATTTTCTTCACCTTTCATATAAAAGATATCATCAAGACTACCGGATGATAGGCCACCCTTTTTGACGTATTTGCCTTTTACTTGAATGCTTTCTAGTGCTTCTTTGAATGTATTCGTATTAATATTAAATTTCATATTTCTCAAACCTTGCCTTTGCGTAGTTCGGGGATTCCTTCCCATTTGACCATATTGGGTCCAACAGTTAGAGTTTCCCAAGTCTTACCGACTAGTTCTGTATTTGTTTTAGAGGCAGTTAGAGTTGCCTTATAAATGGTATTGCCCTGTTTCTTTGTTTGCTTTGTGCTAATGACTTGGAAAAGAGCATCTCCCCAATTGTGCCAATTTGGCTTCTGACCAACGACTTCACCTGTTGAACCATAATCAGCCTTGGCGTGTGTAATATACACTTGGTCACAATCTAAAGTTTTACACATCTTCAAGAGAGCATAAAAGGGAGCNTTACGCTTACCCCATTCAAACTTCATCTTCTGTGGCTTTCCAATCTTTGAAGAACCTGTAACGTGCAAAGTGCAAATGTCTAACCATTTATCTACACCATCGAACACAAATAAAACATCTTCGCCATCTGCAATCCTTTCTTGCACAAAAAGAATAA